CCGATAATCGACATAATGTGTTCTTGGTTCATTGTTGTAGTAGATTTAAGCAGTCCGGTTTCCCCGAACGTCTCTTCTACTTGCGGTAACGCGACCAGAACTCTATACCCTACGGGTTTAGGTAGCTGCGCCTCGATCTCTTCAGGTGTTAACATCTCTTCAGGTGCTAATGTTTCTATTGCTTCACTCATCATACTCTTCCATATTGCGCGAGAGGTCTTCTACATAATTAATACAGGCTTCGAGACCCCGAACCATACCTGTAACTTCCTTATACTGAGCGAAGTCTTTAGCCCCACCCCCTCCAAGAAACTGTAGTGCAGAGGATTTATCTTCCTCGAATTTATCTTTAAGCACGTCTAAGACGGTTTTAGCCATTACTGACCCTTATTCTGTTGATCGATTAACCTAAGCAGTTCTAGGTTTAGTTTGTCGGTGTTTTCAGTCGTTGACTTAGCCAGCTTCAACCCGTCTTTCTGGGCTTCCAACGTAAGTTCTTCTTTGTCAAGTTGCAGTCGTTTCGTAGCAATAGCCGAATCAATGGCTTCTTTCTGCGACCTGCGCTGCTCTTCAGACATACGAATCTGGATATCTGCAGCGTTCTTCTGGGCTTTAAGCTGTACTTCTTGCTCTTTGATCGCCACTTCTTTCTGCTGTAACTGGAACAGCGGGTCTTGCGCTTGTTGCTGCGCTGCCTGTTGTGCCTGTTGCTGCTGTTTACCTTGCGTAAGTTGCGTTCCAGCCTTAGCCATAAGCTGTGCTAGTGTGACTTCTATGTTTTCTGGTAAATCTTCGTTCGGTGCAGGTAGCGGTGCGCCCATCTTTTCTTCGATCTGCTTGCGGTACTGGAAGCCTAAGTGTTGCGCTAAGTGCGCTTGTAGAGCCGCCATAATGGCTTGTCCCTGTGGATTCTGACCAATCATCTGAGCAACCATAGGGTCTTGCATAAACGACTGGTGGGTCGCCATGTGCGCTTCATGGTCTTGGTAAATGAATGCTTTCATCGGTTTTCCAACCAGCGCATCCATGTTCTCACTAACGGGGTCAGTAGGCTTGAGATCGTCTTGAGTCGGAACTAATTTATCCGCATTCTTAACGCCCAATACCTCGATCATCTGCCGGTGTAGCTGTGGCAGGTCGTAGATCTGTGGAGCCTGTTGCGACATCTGGAGTACCGCTTGATACTGTACAACCCGTTGCGCCATCGTAGAGCTGTTTGGGTCACTGACGGGGATCACGTCCACCATCATATAGTCCGCTACCCTAGCACTAACTTCTCCACGCATGGGGATATAGTCGTATTCGGTCGGCGCATACTCAGACATGATTGTCTTGAGCATCTTGAACTCTTGCTTCATAGCGTAGTGAACACGAGCCTGTACCGCAGCCATTGGCTTTAACGTACGTTCTAACAGCGCCAGCGTCGTTCCTACCGGAGCATTAGCCGACATGTCAGAGATGTTCATGTCACTGATAGCCCCTAACCGGCGACCCTCAGTGGTGATCTGGTTCAATAGGGCGAGAAGAGTCTGGCTTGGCTCTTTGTACGGAAGTGGCATAATGTTATCGCGGATACTACCAGACGGCACATCCACATCTTTCCATTCCCCCGGCTCGATGGGTGTATCATCACCCTTGATCCGTAAGCCACGAGACTTCAACCCACCGGGAAGGTTAGACAGCGTACCGGCATCAACCAACTGACGAATCAGCGAGGTACCTGCACGAGCGTACCCACCGATAATGTGGATCAAACCAAGGCCGTAGAACCCAAACCCCGGCACGTAGACGTAATGAACAAAGTGCTGACGCTTCAACATCAGCGGATCTTCTTCGCTCCAGTTACGCCGAATCGCTAGAACATTACCCGTACCACGTTCAATCGTAACAACATAAGGCTTTGCAATCTCTTCATCATCTTCGTCGATACCATCAATAATAAGGTCGGCATGAACTTCGTATATCGCATATCGATCATCGTCAGTAATAGAGTAGCCACCTTCTTCGGCCTTTCTCTTTTCAATGTCTGTATGGAACGGCTGTGGATCGCCGAGGTCTACTTCTTTGTAGAACCCCATCGCCTGAAGTTTCTTAAGCTCGTTCTTGGTCTTCCGCATGACGTGGGTAACACGCTCTGCAGTCTCAATATGGGACGCGCCATAGGGCACGATAACGTCTTCGGCAGGAATATAGATGGCTACCTGTCGTCCCAAACTGGGATCATAATACACCTTCTTAAACGCAGACCCCGCTAGTCCTAGGCTGTATAACATCCGCTCATGCTCTGGCCGATACTCAACCATGCGCTCAGTCAGCTCATAGTTCATATCCGCTTTCACTCTCTCAGCGGCTTCGGCTTTCTCGGGTGTTTCTTCTCCTAGTACTTTTACACGTACGGGGCCAGCGGCTGGGAAAGTCTCGCTCATCGTCTCTGCTTGGAAACGTATCGCGGCTTCGGCCAGTACAGTAGAGTAAACCCCGCAGGCACCTTCCCACGGGTCTGTGCGCTCTTCGTACTTGAACCCTAATACGTCTAGTCCTTTGACAAACGTATCAGCCCAATCTTTTCGACTATCAACATCAGCGTCAATCAGTCCAACTAAATCCTGTGCAAGCTCTTGCAGTTCGCTATCATCTAACGCTTCAGCAAGGTTGGCATCAAACCCCATGAGGTCTGCTTCATTGCCATCAGGAATTAATGTAATTTCCATACTGCCATCGGACAGCGTAATACTTTCAGGATCGACAATCTCGATCTCTAGTGCTTCTCCTAGCCCACCTTCCAACAAATCGTCGTCCATCATCTCGCCTTCGAGTAGGTCATCGATGCCTTCTGGTGCCGCGTACAAACCTTTTTCAATTGCCATAATTTATGCTCTCAGTAATACCCGCCACGCCGTTGTTTAAAGTAACGTATGTCATCAGGTTCATCAGTTGGTAAGCGTATGAAACCACCTTGCCTAAAACGCATTAACGCCATGACTGTCGAATCCACTAAGTCATCATGGCTCATAAACGGAAATCCAGCAATCTCTTCAACTACTTCTTCCGCCCAGCGAGTTTCGGGCACCCATACTATACCTGATGCTACAATATCAGCGACGGAATTTAAACGTGCTAATTTATCACCAGATCCTCTATGAGGCGTATACTCTTGTACTGGCAGTCCCATACGGCGCATCTCCTGATAGATCGCCACACCAGAACTTTTCTTCTCCACGATAAACGCATCAGGTTCCCAGTCAGCGTACTCTTCCAACGCCAGCTCTTTTAGCTCGGGAAACTCCAACCGCTTCTTAATGCTGTTCAACAGGATGATATTGTACGCTTCGGCCTCATCATTAAAGAAGACACCCCATGTCGTCAGGGCCGTAAAGTCAGCACGATTGTGCTTCTCTGCAGCAGAGTCTAACGACATAATAATATACTCACACTTGGGCGGATCTTCTTTCGTCCAGATACTCCACCACTCACGCTTGACGATGGCAGCTTCTTCCGCCGTAGGTTCCTGCTGATACTGGGCGTTCCACTGAAAGACCGGCATCGACGCCTTAGTCCGTAGCAGTGCTTCTAAATTAAAGAACTCAGGCCATAACGGCTTTTGCACAGGTTTACCCGTCTTTTTGTCTGCGGTCTCTAGGATCGCAGGGAACTCAATCACTTCAAACGCATCAGCACGTTCGTTGTTCCCCATATCCCGTACAACACGGCCTGTTAGGTCATCCATGTGCCAACGGGTCTGAATAATCGCTACCCGCCCTCCGGGCATAAGACGCGTACGCGCCCCAAACGTGTACCACTCATACGCCTTCTCAAATACCGAGAAGTTACCGTTAATAACGTCCTGCTCAGAATGTGGATCATCCACCAGAAGCAGGTCAGCACCACGTCCAGCAAGGGCTGAACCCACCCCACAAGCGTAGTATTCGCCCCCTACACTGGTGTTCCACCGACCTGCAGACTTGGAATCTGAGGCCAAGCTGACCGTAGGAAACACTGCTTTATAGGCGTCTACACCGATTAAATTACGTACTTTTCGACCAAAATCTACAGCTAAATCAGTAGTATGCGACACCATCATGACTTTTTTATTAGGATTTCGCCCTAGATACCATGCTGGATAGAAGATAGATACTAACTGGGACTTACCGTGACGTGGGGGTATGTTTACGCATACTCTATCCTTGTCCCCACCCTCAATTGCCATGAGCATGTCTGCCAATATGCGGTGATGTTTACCCACAATGAACTCAGGCATCATCGCTTTGCAGAACTCTATCAGGTCGTCGTACGCTAACTTGTTTTTCTTACGTGCGCTCAGTTCCTCAACTAATTTGTCGATCTCAACGACTTCATCCTGCGTATAATCGTCAAGATTATCCAACATCACTTGGATTTCTTCTTCTGTAAAGTCAAATGCGACTTCACTCATCGTCATACTCTTCGTATATCTCAGGTTCTTCAGGTGTTAACCCTAATTCTGCGTCCACGTCAATAACTTTTCCCTCAAATACGATGGGTGCACCCAATTCTTCGGGCGGATTGACCAACTTCTCCAGCTTTTGACGCAACTTCGCACGCAGGTCGTCCGTAGACTGGTGCGTTATAGTGACTTCTGACTTTTCTGCAAACAAACTAACGTCTGAAATCTTACCTAGCAGCTCTAGGGCACGGATTCTTACCCGTGGGTCTGGGTTTTCTGACTCTAGTAACAGCTTATTGGTTACAAGATGACGTATCTGGGTAGCACTCTCGGCCACAGACTGTCCAAACTCTTGCAGGATGCTGTTAGTAAGTACTAACGAGGCAGGGGTCATCTTAGCAGCCTTGGGGTTGCTCACTTTCTTAGACGTTTTTATAGGGTCTTCGGCGTATTCAACCGCTAGACCTGCCGCTACGGTCTTATCGCCCTTGTCTGGCGCTATGTCTAGGCCGTGTTCGGACAAATATAACGCAGTATTGCAGGCCGCTTCCGCACGAACGCGGAGATCTGCATAGGACATGTCCACAGATAGGGGTATTCCAACTTCTGGATGAAGCACTACTGTCATAGATGTACGCAGGTTGTTAACCGTTACCGCAAATGTACACGAAAAATAATTTTTTGCAACATTAAGTTGGGACTCCTACCGGGGGGTGTTCCCTATATAGAGGGGGTGGGGGTCGAGTCTGGCAAAAAAGGGGTTTGAACCCAGAAAAAAGCAAAACATTTGTGTAGATTAGTAATACATAGGCTGTGGGACTCCTGCTACCTGACAGCGGGGCATGGGGGGCGGGTACCCTTTGCAATGTTAGGGAATTCCCTAACAGATCATTATATTCCACTATTGACCATCATTTGACATCGGGCGTTTTATCCTTATAATACGTTAACAGGTCGAGGCATTCCGTCCGGCCATTAAGGAGATATAAACATGTATACAGAAATACACACAGCGGCATTCACAGCGGTCAAGGGCTTCTCAACAGCGACAACCGAGGGCGAGAAAAAGAAAGGCGCGCATCTCGACGCAATGTTCAAGCACGGCCTGCGAGCGGGTCACACTATATCGCCCGAAGGCAAAGACAGCGCGGAGAGCTTGTCAACACCAGAGCAGCACGCATCACTCAAGGGTAACGTGCTGGCAGGTTTCGCTCAGAAGGATCAAGCCCTGTTCAAGGTCGAGGTCAAGACATTATCTGACGACGACAAAGCACGCAAGCGTTGGGTCACTCAACAAATTGGGTCGCGCATGAAGGACATCCGAAAAGGTCTTCTAAGCCGCGCCATAGCTGCCGGTGAAATCGAACCAGAACAGCGCGAGACCAAAACCGAGGTCGAGAAAATCATCGCTGCAATCAAGACAGCCGCGAGCACGGCGCGCAAGGATGAGACCCCCGAGTACAACCCGAGCGCCTTGATTACTGCGCTAGCGCAAACGATGGCTCTAGTCGGAACCGATGACGACATCCGAGCAATCATCGAAGGCTAAACTCAAGCCCCCCGAAAGGGGGGCATCTTTTTGATGTTAGGGATTCCCCCTAACAAAACAGGAGCAAAACCCATGACCATTATCTACAAGCAAAAACGATTCTCATCTTTCAAAGCACTTTACGATTTCTGTGCTGCCCAAGCCAACTAACCCACCTTCCCCGCTTCGGCGGGGTTGATACCAGTTCCTAGAGTAGCGATGCGCCAACGTCTTAACGTGATGATACCAGTTCCTAGAGTAGCGATGCGCCAACGTGTTACCCCCACGATACCAGTTCCTAGAGCAGCGGTGCGGGGTGCGGGGCACGATGCGTCTGTTAGGGGAAACCCTAACAAAACTAATGTTCTAAAACGCATTTTGTAATGTTCTCAAATGTTCCCTAATGTTCCGTAATGTTCTGTACCAAAAAGAACATTCCTTAAGTGGATGACGATGGAATATAAATGCAGGTTAATGCACGATGTAGTTGTCAAATTCCTAAATATATATAGTTTTTATAATGTTCTCTTTTTAGGGAAATATGCTTGGTGACATTTCAAAGAGGGGGGAGAGATGTTCTCTTCTACACGCAAAACCCTCCAGAGAAACATAAGTCCATCCAAAATCGTCGAAAAAATAACATTAGGAACATTCGAGGTTAATCAAATACTTAGCATAACGCGATCAAGAACATTCCAGTACATTCCAGAACATTCCACCGTAATATGTTCCATCGTGTTCCCCGCACGTCTCTATCCGTATCAGTACGTCCATGATGTTCCATCACTTGACATTACCTTCCATCTATGTCATAATAAGGGTCTGAGGTGGTAATTTTCACTTCAGACATGTTTAAAACATGTTAACAGCAACTTTGTTAGGGATTACCCTAACAATCAACCCAAGAGGATATGACAATGGATATACAAAACATGTTACCAGCAGTACCGCAGGTATCGGCACCATCGATACAATCAAGCGCCATGATCGTCGAGTTCAATGCGTCGGTCTGGACGGGACGCAAGAAAGACAAGAGCGCGTCGGCCCAAGTGACCCTGCACAACAACGCCAAGTCTGGCACCGCTAACGTCAGTAAGAAGTTGCTAGGTGACTGCGCCGAGCTGGATGCCGTGCACAAGTTCATCGGTAACACACGCAACACCCACTACGCACTCACGATGCCGTGGTCAGATCTAGGTCAACGGTTGATCCCGACTGCCATGTTCTTCGATTACCAAGCGCAGATGACAGCTTACGAACAAGAGTTCGACGCTCTGGTGCAAGCGTTCCTCGATGTGTACGACTGGGAGATCATCCAGTCCAAGGTCAAGTTGGGCGACCTGTTCAACGATGCCGACTATGCACCCGTGCACGAGCTGCGACGTAAGTTTGCGTTCAACGTGACTTACTCACCCGTGCCAGAAGCTGGTGACTTTCGGGTTGACATGGGCAACGAACAAGCTGCCATCCTGAAAACACAATATCAGGAACATTACGAGGCGCAAATCACCAAGGCGATGGGTGACGTGTTCAACCGTACCCGTGCGGTCATCACCAAGTTGCACAGCGAGATCGACTGGAACGAGGGTGAGAAGTCCAAACGCATTTTTGCCAGTGTCTTCGACCAAGTGCTGGAGATGATCGACATGCTCAAGACGTGCAACCTGACGGGCGACACCCAGATGGAGGCGATACGCACCAAGCTCGAAGATCAGTTTCGCGGTATGGGCACCAAGCAGGGTCAGTTGCCATTGTCTATCGAGGCACTCAAGGATGACGCGCACACTCGCGCCGAAACCAGAGCGGTGCTAGAAGACGTTATCAGCAGCCTACCGACCCTTGACCTGTAAATACTGCACCAACCTGAACAACCAGAGAAGGAGTTAGAGCGATATGAATGACTATGAAATGTTAGATCGGATTAGTTTCGCAATCCAAGAAGCCATGAACGGTGATCTGGGAGAGTTACACCAAGCGTTACACTTTGTGGAAATCCTACGCGCAGACAAGTGGATAGAACTCAAACTGAAGGAGGAGAACTGAGATGAACCGGACAAAATCTCTGCGAGAGCAGACAGAAAGCATGGCTGTGGGTAAATCATCACTGCTAAAAATGCTCGATTGCCTCATTGATACTGCCGAGCGAACGACGGAATTGTCAGTTGTTTACAACGACAAGGATGGGAGCGCAGTGTATTGGGAAGAAGTGTATGCGATCAGGAAGGAGTTAGAGCGATGAGATACAGCGCAGCAGAGGATCAGTTGTGGCACAAGCATGGGCGCACGGTGTTGCACCCGAAGGATGCGTTCGACGATGCCATCCGTAACGGGATGGATGAGGAGGCCAAGTATCACTACATGTATATGTATTCGAGCGAGACGATGCACTTCTTTAAGCATGTCGATACGCGGGAGTATGCGAGATACAACCGAGTGCATAGGAACAAGCGGTAACGTGTTAGGGATAACCCTAACAAAACTAAGTCCAAAGGAGGACATAAACGATGGCAACATCAACAAGACTATATGCAGTAAACCTAGACCAGATCGCAGAGTCGATCATTGCCGGTGGTCACAACCGCACGGTACTTGTGCAGGGTCACATGGGGAGTGGTAAAACTTCTTTGCTCAACATGATATCGGCGATACTAACCAAGCATGTGCCGTGTTACTTCGACTGTACCACCAAGGATCTGGGGGATATCACGATCCCAGACATCATGCGTGTTGAGGATGGCAGTGGGTTCGTGCGGTACCTGACCAACGAGGAGTTGGGTGTGCACAATGACAAGCCAGTGATACTCATGATCGACGAGTACGGCAAGGCCAACCCAGCAGTCAAGAACGCGTTACTGCGTTTACTGTTAGAGCGCAAGATCGGGAGCTATACGCTACACCCCGACAGCATTGTGTTCGCCACCACTAACCTCGGTGCAGAGGGTGTCGGTGACTTGTTACCAGCACATGCTCGCAATCGCTTGACCGTGATCGAGTCATCCAAGCCAACGTGGGAGCAGTGGATCGAGTGGGGTATCAACAACGGTATCGACCCGACTGTGTTGGGGTGGTGTCGCAACAACGACAAGGCGTTTGCCGACTTCCGCGACGTGCAAGATCCCGACGAGAACGACTACGTGTATCACCCACGGTCAACCCGTGCGGCGTTTGTGACTCCGCGTTCACTCGAAGCTGCCAGCGATTGGATGCAGGTGCGCGACAAGTTCGATGACAAGACACTAACGTCTTTACTCATTGGCACCATTGGGCCATCAGCAGCGGGTGACATGATGGCGTTTGCTAGGCTTGCCGATCAGTTGCCGTCCATAGATTCAATCAAGTCCGACCCTCACAGTGCAGTGGTACCGACGAGTGCGGGTGCCGTGATGATGGTTGTGTATAAGGTGTTATCCACACTTGACCGTGATTGGGTCGATGCGTGGATGGACTACATGTTGCGCCTATCCAAGGAAGCGCAGGGTGTGTTCGCCAACGGGGTTCGGTCAGAGAAGTACACCAAGCGTTCAATGGTGATGACCAACAAGAAGTTCACGCAGTGGGCGATGGACAACAACTATCTGTTTACAGCAGACAAGAAATAAGGAGCAGGAAGATGGCAAGAGCAGAGAACAAGAGCAAGAGCTGGACTAGGGAAGAAGACATAGCGTTGTTGTGGTACCACCAGAACGGTAAGAGTCACGAGTATATGGCTAAGAAGTTAGGGCGTACTAAGGGTGGGGTATCAGGTAGGATTGGTACGCTACGTGCCGCAGAAGCTATAGACCCTGTAGAGGAGAAATTTGAGTGGACTGCGGAACGGAACGCGTACCTGACACAGCTTGTCGAGGAGGGTAAGTCCTACGAGGAGATTGGCGCGTTGATGGGGCGTACACCCAAGGCAGTGGATGTGCATATATACAGACTGCGTAAACGCGGTGATCTCCCCCCTGCCCTATACGATAGAAGGCGCAGCTATACACCGCAGGGAGACTTGTTTACACCCGTCGTTACCGCCGAGCCTGTCTTGACTGAGCCGGTTAGGGAAGTCCCTAACACCAAGCCCAAGCCCAAGCCAGTCGTTACTGCCGAACCAATACCAACGCCGAAAGCGCAGGGGTGGTGGAGCAGGTTGCGTCACGGTGACCAAGCCTTATGGCTGGAGGTGGAGCGGCTCAGATGCGAGTTGAATGTACTTCATGCGTCACACACTAAGTTGTTATCTGAACTAGGAGAGGAGGAGTGATGAAAGAAGTAATACTGGAGGAGTATACCAACCAAGAAATCGATTGGATTAGTGAGATGATCCAAGAAAAACTTGTGGACATGGGGTACGAGAATGTATCCACATTCAGTTTCGACATAAACGTGTGCTTTAACGAGGAGGAGTAACGTGTTAGCACTTAACCAAGCACTGACCGCCGAGCAGCGGTTGTCTAAGGCAGTGATGTCTGTCATGGCGCACAATAAGTACGTGGGTCTGGCGAGTGTGCTGATGGTGGGCGAGCGGACGGTGAGTGATACCGTCCCAACCGCTTGCACCAATGGCCGCGATGAGCAGTATGGTAGGGCGTTCGTTGATGGGTTGACTGACCCAGAGCTGCGGTTCCTTGTACTGCACGAGTGTTACCACAAGATGTACAAGCACCTGACAACGTGGAAACATCTTTACAAGTTGCACCCGACCCTAGCCAACGTTGCCTGTGACTATGTGATTAACATCCAGTTGTCCGACAGTGACGAGGGTATGGGGTTCATCACGATGCCCAAGGTTGGGTTGATCGATGAGAAGTACCGCGACATGGATACTGCCCAAGTGTTCCACTTGATATACGACTCGCTGGATGAGCCTGACCCCAACGATGACTGTGGGCTGGGTGATGGCATGGATGACCATGACTGGGAGGGTGCCGAGGAGCTGACCCAAGAAGAGAAGGATACGTTAGGTCGTGAGGTTGACGAGGCTATACGTCAGGGTGCACTCGTTGCCGGTAAGTTGGGCAGTGGTGGTGCCCGTGCTCTGGAGGATCTGCTTAGACCCGAGGTCGATTGGCGCGAGGTACTGCGTGAGTTCATCCAGTCAGTGTGTGCTGGTAACGACTTCTCTACATGGTCGCGCCCCAATCGCAGGTTCGTATCTGCTGGTGTGTATATGCCGAGCGGTATCACCGAGCGTGTCGAGGATCTTGTTATCACTATGGATACGTCAGCATCTATTGGTCAGCGTGAGTTGACTGCGTTCTTATCCGAGGTCACCGAGATCGCCCGTATGGTGCGACCCGAGCGGGTACGTCTGCTGTACTGGGACACCAAAGTGGTACGTGATGAGTTGTATACCGATGCCGAGATAGACAACATCGCTAAGAGTACCAAGCCAGCAGGTGGTGGCGGGACTGATGTTTTGTGTGTGACACGTTACATGGAAGAGAACGGTATCAAGCCGCAAGCTGTCATTACGTTCACCGATGGCGACATCTACTACGGGTGGGGCGAGTGGTCCTGCCCTGTGTTGTGGGCGGTGTACGACAACCAGCGAGCCAAGCCTGACTGCGGCAAGGTATTACACATTGGTGCAAACAAGTTATGAGGAAAGGTATGACTGAGACAATCTATACGACGGGGGAACGTCACCCCCAATCGACCAAGCCGATGAGGAAGGGTAGACCCCTGAGTAGCGGCAAGTACGCTACCCGTGCGGAGTTGGAAGAGGTAGTGCTTGACCGACACAACCGAGGGTATGGTTACAAACGCATCAGCAGGATAGTGGGTGTGAGTGACGTGACTGTGGCTAACATAATCAAACGATGGAAGGAGAAGAGAGATGGCACCAAGGATAACTAATGTAACCGCACGCAAGTATGTGCAGCGGAAGGAATCGTTCCAAGGTAATAACTTGTTTGGTGAATGGCGGTATGGTCGGTACGTCGTGACATCGTATGGCGATCACTTCCCGCTATTCATTTGGGAAGAGGGTACGTGGTATGAGAACATTGAGAAGATTACGGTGACAACAACCAAGCACCGTACGCAAACACATCCCCATGAAGATACGTTACCCATGACCTGCAAAGATATGGTCGTGATAATGAATCATGGGATTGTTGGGGTAGCAGTAGGGATGGCAGTTTAAACAATGTTAAAACTAAGTCTGTAGGAGGACGATAATGAGTTATAAGCATGTATTAGTAGCAGCGTTAGAGAAAGAAGAAACACAGGACGGGCCGTTTGATCTGTCTGCGTTCATCGCCAACGAACGGAAGCATGGTAGTGATATCTACGCCGCGTTCCTTGAAGCACTGGCAAAGAAGTTACCCACATGTAAGTTCCGCAAGATTACAGCCAGCGGTAGTGCGATCCATGTGTATCTGCCCACCGATCACTTCGTGTTGGGTAGGGTAGGTTGGGGTGACTGGTCTGTAGATGGCAAACCAACAAACTCCATAATGGTGCAGTCTCCCCGAATTAGGAATGACAAGTACGCTTCCAACAGGACGCAGCATTACATGTGGACATCGATCAGCCCGAAGCGTGCGTTATCCAATGCGCTGGGTGCACTGCGTCCCCATACGCCTATCGCGGTTGCGAAGCACTATGCCACTAACGTGGCGAGTAAGGTGTGGAATTCTGACTACGAAGGCCAAGACAAGGTAACCAAAGTCAGGGGTAAAGTAATTCGGCATGACAGCTTAGAGCAAGAGCTGCGCGGTATCGTTGCCAGTGGGTATACGTTCATCAATGCCGAGTTCTCTGACTTGGTAACTTCTTTCTTGCACGAATCCGATGAGTATTCCCTTCGCCAACAGAAGATAGACATGGTGTATGTACGGGCCTATATGCTGGGCGAGCAGCAAGTGTTCGATACCGTACCGATTGCCAACATGCACAAGCACTATAACTTCGATGTTGAAGAGTCTTTCACACGCTACACCGAGGACACGTTACCAGAAGATATCCGAGGCAAGCTGTCTATGTTACTCATGGTTAATATGGACGAGTACGTTGATGGCGTAGGGATGCGTGCTCATGACGAGATATTCTATGTCAACGTACCCTGATAACACAGATGACACCATGTACCGTGTGATGGTAGATGCTGGAAAAAACTGTATAAGAGTGCAATGTATTGGAATGTATTGTGTTGACAATACGCTAGACGGGTCGTATAGTGGGATGGAGAAGTTGCCACAGTGGATGCAAGAGAAGGTTGCCCTGCTGATGATGACTTCTTCTACCCCGCCCATTCAGGAAGTTACCGGCATCGGTCAGCGTATCAGTGAGGATACGTTTTGGGTTTATCAATAAGGAACAACAGATGAATAAAGAACAGAAAGAACAGGTGGTTGCTTCGCTCAATACTATTGCGGATACCCTAACGCGTCTGCTTGAGATCGTTGAAGAGCAGCGTGAACTAGAGGATGAATAGTTTGTTAGGGACTTCCCTAACATTTTTTGAGTTTGAATTCTGCAACACCCTGATACCAGTTCCCAAGGAGAACGCATGACCCCAGAGGCTAAAGTTAAACGTGTTATCACTAACCAGCTCAAAGAGCTTGGTGCCTATTACTTCTACCCAGCAACGGGTGGGTATGGTCGAAGCGGTGTCCCTGACATCGTGGGTTGTTACAGGGGAAGGTTCTTCGGCATTGAATGCAAGGCGGGTAAGAACAAACCGACAGCATTGCAGCAGAAGAACCTAGATGATATTGCCTCGACAGAGGGAATCGCGCTTCTAATCAATGAAGCCAACATGAAAGATGTCGCCTACTTGTTGGGCGCTAAAGCTAATAATCCAGATCAACTAGAGATGGAATTTTAAGGAGAAGGACGTGAATAAGCGAGAGAAAGTAGTTGCAGTAATGCAGGAGAACCCAGATTGGCATCTACCTCGGGTAGCATCGCAGGTTGGGTGTAGTGAAAGTTACGTGCATTTGGTGCGTAAACAAATTAAAGCAGCGGAATACAACGCTGCCAAAGCAGAACTTGAAGCGGAATCGACAGCAACGGCAACGTCGGTATTGGGTATGAAGCTGGAAGAAGATGCACCACAGGAACACAAAACGCCGGTGTTGGTAGCGGCAACTGGATTAAGTGCAGAGGTAAAAACAAGTTATCTAGAAACTAACGACCTACCTCCGGCCCCGGTCGAGGTAGTGACCCGAAGCAAGATTCTTAGTACCGCCAAATCGTATATCACGAGGGATAGACAAGCAGACCACGGTGATGCAGAG